GTGCGGAGGCCAACCAAACATTTGCTGAAGTTGTAGCGATGGAAACTGCGGTAGCAGAAGACAACGCTCTGCAAGGCAACTTGGCTTACATCTTGCCAGCCAGCATGTACGGTGCGTTGAAAACAACTGCAAAAGACGCTGGCTCAGGCCAGTTTGTAGTTGCTCCAGATGGATCAATGAACGGCTACAATGCAATCGTATCAAACCAAGTTACTGCTGGTGATCTGTACTTCGGCAACTTTGCTGACTTGCTGATCGGCATGTATGGCGGTTTGGACATTGTTGTAGATCCATACACTGCGTCTAGCTCAGGCACAGTACGGATTGTTGCACTGCAAACTGTAGACGTAGCTGTACGTCACGCAGTAAGCTTTGCATTCAACAATGACGGTGCATAAGAGTGCTAACTTGGGAGGGCCACTTGGCCCTCCTTTCCAATAAGGGGCGAAAGATGAAATATATTATCCTGAAATCCTGTGTCGCTGCTGGTCAAGCTAGAAAAGCTGGTGACATAGTTGAGTTGGGCGCAGATGAAGCTACTGCGCTAAAGGGATATGGGCGCATTGATAATGCTCCTGAGCCTAAGCCTGTCAAGGCTCCGACTGATCGGGCCGCAAAGCCTAAGGCCACAAGGGCTAAGAAATGAAGATTACGCTGATTAAAGACGCATCTTGGAGCGGTAAGAATGGTAAGGCTGGTGCAAGCCATACAGTTGATGACCGTATCGCTCAGAAGCTAATTGATCGCGGATACGCGAAGCCATATGTAAAAGAAGAAAAGGCTGAAGAAGATGGCGCTGCCACTAGCTGATGACCTAGCAAACATATTCGACGTTGATGAATTTGCCACTGCGGTCACTTATGATGGCGGCACGATTAACGGCATTTTTGACAATGAGACAATCCCTGTTGATACGGGTGGTTATGTTTCTGTTCACGAAGAGCAGCCGCGTCTGACATGCAGAACAACAGACATATCCAGCATAGCGTACAACCAAGCTATGGTTATCAATGCGGTGACATATTATGTGCGGGCGTGGATACATGATGGCACTGGCGTTACTGTCATCCAGTTGGAGAAATCATAGTGGCTCACGTTAGGCAGCAAATAAGAGAGCGCATTGTTTCTGTGCTTACCACTAACGTCACGCTGGTCAGCAGCCGCGTATATGGCACTAGGGTTTATTCTCTGACTGACGCTGATTTGCCCGCTATTACGGTTTACGCGGGATCAGAGGCATCTGCGCTGCAAACCATTGGTGTAAAGACATCTGCGCGTGTTGTTTCCATTGAGGTGGACGCATATGTGCGCGCAACAACTAATTTTGATAATGATGTGGACGCGATTGCTGTCCAGATCGAAGAGGCAATAGCCAATGACTTCACGGTCAATGGTCTTGCAAAGTCGGCTGTGTTATCCGGTACAGACATCAACTTTTCAGGCGAAGCGGAACAACCAGTAGGTTCCGCAAAGCTGACATTTGATGTAAGGTATGATACAGCTATCGATGACGTAGAAACGGCCAGATAGGAGGCTCCAATGGCTACACACACAGGCAGCGAAGGAACCGTAAAGGTCGGTGCTAACGCTATCGCAGAAATCCGCTCTTTCAGCTTAGAGGAAAGCGCAGATACCTTAGAAGATACAACTATGGGCGACACTGCTCGCACATACAAATCATCTCTGACAACATTCACTGGATCGGTTGATGTTTTCTGGGATGAAACCGATACAACTGGTCAAGGTGCTTTGACTATCGGTGCTTCTGTTACGCTCAACGTTTATCCAGAGGGTGATGCTTCTGGTGATACATATTACACTGGCACAGCCATTGTTACCGGCGTTACACGGTCATCATCATTTGATGGTCTTGTGGAGGCATCAATAACTGTGCAAGGTAGTGGGGCATTAACAGCTACAACGGTGTAAACCATGTCCAACCCTATAGACGCCTTAGACGATTATTTGTCGAACATCGAAACAAGGCATATAGAAGTAACTTTACGCGCAGGGGCCAAGCCTCTGCGTGTTTACTATACCCCTATGACTTCTGGAGAGATGTCATCTATCCAGCGGAAGCATTCTGACTTTCCATCTGCCAATATAGACGCCTTGATCGATCTGATTATCTTGAAGGCTCTAAAGGAGGATGGCGAAAAGGCTTATACGATTGAGCATAAGCCTAAGCTGAAGCGCATTCCACATGAGGTGATCTATAAATTGAGCGCACCCATGATGTCTGCTGGCTCTGTTGAGGAAGCTGAGGGAAACTAAGGAAAGACCCATTCAGGTTTAATTTAATCGCGTTAGCAGATAGATTAGGCCGCACCATTAGCGAGATTGAGAAAATCACGGTAACGGAGTATAATGAATGGGTCGCATACTTTAAGATCGTGGACGAAAGGCGGGAAGAAGATGGCAAGCGCAGAACAGCTAAAGTTTGAACTTCTTGCGGTTGATCGCGCTAGTCGGCCCATTCAGCAAGTTCAAGGTCGCGTCAGAAACTTTGATCGTCAGATAAAGCAAAGTTCAGTCCAGATGAACCAGTTTGGTGGCTCTCTGACGGGCGCTACTAAGAACTTGCGGAAATTCGCATTAGGCGGCGTTCAGCAAGCAGGTTATCAAATTGGTGACTATGCTGTTCAGGTCGCTAATGGAACGAGTGCAACACAAGCCTTTGGGCAACAGGCTGGACAATTCTTCCAGATATTTGGGCCATTCGGTGCTGTGCTTGGTGCTGCTATATCTGTATTCTCTGCATTCAAGATGGCTGCTGATAAGGCTGCTGGTGCGACCAATAATGTAGAAACTGCGGTAACTCAATTATCAGCGGCCTATGATACGTTAGATAGTATAGACTTCGATGGCATTGGGAGCGAAATGTCATCTTCGCTAGACCCTGTGTTGGAGAAATATTCTTCATTGATAAGGCTAATCAGAGAGGCCGCTGAAGAGAGAAGAGATGAGGCTTTAAAGACTGTTTTGGGTGATCTTCCACCCGCATTGGACAAAGGGCTGCAAAACCAACTTAAATCCCTAAAGACTGCGAGGAAGAGAAATCAAGAGTTTCTTGGGCAAGAAGAAACTATATATAACCATCTTTTAAAGATGGAGAATGACAGGCTTAGGGTCACTGAGATTGTGCTTGGGATCAGGGGGGCGACGAGGCAAGAAGCTGCTGAAAGCTTAGCCAATGCTACTGCCCTTCTTTATGAAGAAGGGCTGATGACAACTGAACTTAGGGATCAGTTAGACTTGTTCCAAAGCCAGCAAGGATTGTCTAGTGCCATTGCCTCAGAGGCGAAAGATGCTGCTTCTGCGCATAAGGATACTACTTCATCAGCCAAGCAATCTTCAGCCGAATATGAGCGCCAAGACCAAATATTTAGAGATATAGCTAGAACAACTGGGAACAATGTCGCCTTGTTCAATTCAATGGTTGCGGCTCAAAAGAAACTGAATGAAGACAAGGACGCATATCTCAAGAAGTTGTCTGATGAAGAAATTGTGATGGGCCAGATCGTAGAAAAGGCTGTAGTCATAGGGAGAAGTGGCGTTCAGGGTGGTCGTGGTGCTGATCCAAGGCAGTTCACCTTCCTAGATGAATACCTTGCGCAAATAGCTGCGGGCAGAAAAGCTAAAGAAGACGCAGACGAAGCGGCACAATCTGGAACCAAGAAAACCGCCAAGATCATCAAGAGCGAACTAAGCCCAGAGCTTATGCGGATCAAGGACGCATCTGAGATGGTGGGCAGTTCATTTGAGAGCGCTATGATGTCTATGGTGGATGGCACAATGACAGCCAAGGACGCGTTTAGATCAATGGCGCGTGACATTATCTCTGAGCTTTACCGGATATTCGTGGTCAAGCAAGTTACGGGATTTATTACGGGGGGATTGCAGCAAGCATTCGCCCCTAAGCTTGCTGGAACCGCTGGTGGTGGTGGTAAAGCGATTGGTGGGCCGGTTCAGGCTAATCAGTCTTACGTTGTTGGAGAGCGTGGCCCAGAGATGTTTGTACCATCACGCTCAGGTTCAATCGTGCCAAACAACCAGCTTGGCGGTGGCGGCGTAGTAGTCAACCAAACTATCAACGTCTCCACAGGCGTACAGCAAACGGTGCGTGCTGAGATTAAGCAGTTAATGCCACAGATAGCAGACAGCGCTAAGGCTGCTGTAGTAGACGCCAAGCGGCGTGGTGGATCATATGGAAGGGCATTTGCATAATGGCTATCAGTTATCCTTTAGCGCTGCCTACGCATACGGGCATAGCTCAGATTGAACTAAGGGCGACTAACGCAGTTGCTTATAGCAGATCGCCTTTTACCTTCGCGGGGCAAGCTCACGCTTATGCTGGTAAGGCTTGGCAGGCTGATGTCACATTGCCATCGATGAAGCGCGAAGATGCGGAAAGATGGGTGGCTTGGCTTATTTCGCTGAAGGGTCAGCTAGGCACGTTTTATCTTGGTGATCCTGTGGCGGCTACGCCGTTGGGTTCAGCGCGTGATACGGATACTGTATTCACCAACGCTGCCGTATCGTCTGGCGGCACTATTACTGTAGACAGCGCGCCTACCAGCCAGACAGATTATCTTAAAGCGGGTGATTACGTTCAGGTGGGAACTGGAAGCGCTAGACAGTTATTCAAGGTTCTTACAGATGTTGATACAAATGGTTTGGGCGAAGCGAGCATAGATGTATGGCCTGATGTAAGAACCAGTATTGCGGATAACACCTTAATAACCGTTCAAAATACTCAGGGTTTGTTTAGGTTGTCTAGCAATGAACAGGCTTTCAGCATAAATGAAGCAAGCATATATGGCGTCACATTCGGAGCAATGGAGGCAGTATGAGCCGCACAGTTCCATCCGCGCTACTTACAGCCCTTAGTCAGCCAGAGGTTCAACCTTACTACGCTGTTGATCTTGATTTTGACAGTGCGCCAATACGTCTGTGGACTGGTTATGGTGATAGAACAATATTTACCAATAGTTATACTGGTGGTGGCAGCCTGCTAACTATAAGTGGATTAGAAGAGGCTAGTGACTTATCGGCTAAGAACATCACCTTGTCTCTATCTGGTGTACCCTCTTCTTTGGTGACTATAGCCTTGGATGAACCTTACCAGAGGCGTGAATGTAAGGTTTATTTTGGCACTACAGACACTTCTGACCCTATAGAAGTCTTCAGTGGCCTTATGAATACTATGACCATTGAAGATAGTGGTGAGAGTAGTGTCATAACCTTAACTGTAGAAAGTAAACTGGTTAGGTTGGAGAAAGCCAGCAACCGCAGATACACAGAAGAAAACCATGTTGCTAGGCACCCTAGCGACACATTCTTTTCTTATGTCACAAGCTTGCAGGACAAGGACGTAGTATGGGGCAGAGAGAAAGCCTAAACGACTACATAAAGTCAGTTAATGACAAACCCTTTGAGTGGGGTGAGCATGATTGCTTAACATTTACCAATAACGCCTACAAAGCCATGTATAATGAAGGCTGGGCTGATGATTGGCTTGGGCGTTATATGAGGGGTTCCGTCACCTTGCGCAGAAGCGAGCTAAAGAAAGAATTTGGGTTCTCAAGTTTTACCTCTGCCGTAGATAGGAAGCTACACCGTGTAGACCACATCCCGCCTCTTGGAGCATTGGTTACAACTAAAGAAGCGCAAAGATGGATTATTGGTGTGGCTATGGGGATTTGCACGGGTACTAAGGCTGTTTTCTTATCTAAGGAAGGTGTGCTATATTTGCCCTTAGATTACATTCACCAAGCATGGGTTAAACAAATATGAGCAAATACAAGCTAGGTGATTACACGGTAAAAAGCTGGAATAGCTGGGATAGAGTTCCTAGAGATCCCTTAACCGTTGGCGTTATGATTACGCAAGGCATTGGCTACGGTGCAGCCGCAGCGGGTATTGCAGCAGGAACCATTGCTGCGGGGTTTGGGACTTACCTTGTAGGCTACCTAGCCACTACTGCAATCACCTCTTGGGCAATGAATGCTCTTGCACCTAAACCAGATCGTGGAGCTTTAACATCTGGTCAAATATTATCTAATGCTATTAGTGGCGTAGCAGCCCAAGACTTTGTTTACGGTAGGGTTCGCAAGGGCGGTATTGTTACATTCTTTGAGGCAACTGGCGATGAGAATAAGTACCTACATCAGATCATTGTCTTAGCTGGACATGAGGTCCATAGTATAGATGACATCTATATCAACGATCAGATAGTTACATTCAGTGGTGATTTTGTTACAACTGCTGGGTCTGGTGATGAGCAGGTTGATTGGGATAGCAAGATCCGCATTAAGAAATATGACGGGTCACAGACTTCAGCAGATAGTGATTTAGTATCTGAGACAAGTGTAGATAGTAACTTCAAGGGGCTTGGATTATCTTACCTTTATGTCAGATATGAGTATGACCAAGATGTTTTCGCTAGTGGTGTACCTACTGTAACGGCTATCGTCAGGGGCAAGAAGGTCTATGACCCACGCACAACAAGCACAGCCTACAGTAACAACGCCGCATTATGTATTCGTGACTTTCTGACCTCATCTTATGGTTTAGCTGATACAGCTATTGATGATGTCTCCTTTGCCGCTGCTGCTAATGAATGTGATGAAAGCATAAGTCTATCAGGCGGTGGCACAGAAAATAGGTATGAGCTTAATGGTATAGTTCAAGCCAATAGACCAGTGGGCGATGTCTTAGGCGACATGGTTACAGCTTGCGCTGGTACATTGTTTTGGGGATCAGGCTATTGGAAGCTTAAAGCTGGAGCATATTCTGCACCTGTTAAAACCCTCACGCTCGATGATCTACGCAGCCCAATAAACCTAGACACTCGCATTACCATGCGGGATAACTTCAACAGGGTTAGCGGTACGTTCAACGATGCTGCACAAAACTGGATCACTGCTGATTATCCGCAACTGACTAGCACAACCAATGCTGGCAGCTTCGTTACTGGCGATGCTTACACAATTACAGAAGTTGGCAACACTAACTTCACTGCGCTAGGTGCTGCTTCTAATACTGTAGGCGTAACCTTTACAGCTACGGGTGCTGGTAGTGGCACAGGTAAAGCAAGTGCATTCTTAGGTCAGGATAATGGCGAAGAAGCTCTACTAGATTTACAGCTACCGTTTACCACTAGCGCATCTGCTGCACAACGTCTTGCTAAGCTTACTTTGTTTAGGGGTCGTGAGCAGATGGCCTTCAGCGCTGACTTTGGCCTAGAGGCTTTCAGTGTAGAAGTTGGTGACATCATAGGCTTTACGAATGAGCGTTATGGCTTCTCCGCTAAAGAGTTTGAGGTTGTTGGCTGGAAGTTTGCTTCTAATCAAGATGCTGGTGACTTACGCATTACACTGACGCTTAGAGAGACATCAGCAGCAGCCTTTGATTGGAATGCAGAAGAAACTGCTATCACAAGCAATGACACTACGCTGCCTAGTGTATCGGCGGGAACTAACATTCTTGGACTTAGCTTGGCTGATGGTGGCTCTGAGGTTCAAGGCGATGGTACAGTTGAAAATAGCTTAGTCGCAAGCTGGACTGCCTCTACAAACTCTTTTGTCAGCTATTATGAAGTTGAGTGGGGCCAAACCAGCAGCGCTAACAGGCAGTCTCTGACAACATCAGATAACACTGTAGTATTAGCTCCGGTCATTGATGGTGTAGAATACACTGTAAGGGTTAGAAGCGTATCAGTAACGGGCTTTAGAGGGGCGTATGCTTCAGCTACAGCTACGTCTGGTGGTGACACTACTGCGCCAGCTTTACCCACATCGCTGACAGCCTCTGGGCTTCTGGGTGGCATAGATATTGAGTGGGTTAATCCAGCGGATGCTGACTTTAGCCATGTCGAGATATACGAAAGCTCAGACAATACATTTGGCAATGCAGCTTATGTTGGTCGATCATCTGGCTCTAACTTTATCAGGGGGAACTTAAACCCTAACGTCACTAGATACTATTGGGTTAGGGCTGTAGACTTCTCAGGCAACCCGACAACTGTTGCTGAGGCTCAATTTGCTGGCCCTCAGAACGCTACAACCAAGCTGATTACGTCTGCTGATATTGGTAATGCTATCATACCTTATGAAGCACTCGATACATCCCTTCAAACTACAATTACCAATAAGGCTAACACATCTGATTTAGCAGATTATGTATTACAGACCACTTATGATCTGAGTGTTGATGCCCTAAATGATCTAGAGACAAGCGCAGATAACTTAGCTGAAAAGGCACTAGAGCTTGCTGTCAATGTAAGTGAAGCTCAAAGTACAATTACTGATGCTGGCATTGTTGTTAATCCTACGACTGGTGAAGTTACTATCCAAGCTGTTACATCCCTTGGAGATACAGTAAACCAAGTTCAGATTGACTTAGATGCTGCTGAAACTGCAATCAACCTTAGAGCTACACAGACATATGTGAATGATGCTATTGCTGCTGCTGTTTTGGATAGCGCAGACCTTGCGTCCCTTAATGATCTTATAGCCCGTGTTGATGATGTAGAGCTTACGATTGATGGCGGTGGTCCAGTCTTAGACGCCAATCAGATGGTAACTGGCGAGACTTACACAATCTATGCTGTAGGTACTACTGAC